ATCAAGGACTATCAAATGCTACTCAGTTACAAGGTAAGGAACTGAGTTATAATAATTTGATTGATTTGGAAGCAGCAATTTCTACCATCCAAGAATTCAAAGATGAGGAAAGTCCTGCTGCTGTAGTAATCAAACACACCAATCCTTGTGGGGTAGCATTAGGTCGTTGTGAACATAAGACCTCATTGGTTCCAGACACTCAATCAAATGCACTTAAGAGAGCACTAGATGCTGATAGGACAAGTTGTTTTGGTGGAATCATTGCTCTCAATAGGGAAGCAGATGTTGAGTGTGCTGAGGAGATTTGTAAGTCTTTCTATGAGTGTATAGTAGCACCTAAGTTTTCTAAAGATGCTCAAAAGATTCTCTCTACAAAACCTAATCTTCGTCTACTTGAGATGGATGTTAATAATGTAAAGGTTTCTCCTCATACTGTTAGGAGTATTCTTGGTGGAGTATTGATTCAGGAAAAGGATGATGCTCCTGTAGATACTAGTAACTGGGAGGTAGTTACTGAACGCCAACCTACTGAGGAAGAGATGAGAGATATGATCTTTACCTGGAAGGTCTGTCGTCATGTAAGGTCTAATGCTATTGTTTTAGGTAGATGGGAACAGACTTGGGCTGTTGGTGCTGGTCAAATGAATAGAGTAGGATCTGCAAAGATTACATTTAACAATTCTGTTGGCGGTCATGGTCAAGATCACATTCCCTATACTCGTAAAGCAGTAATGGCAAGTGATGGATTCTTTCCATTCTCAGATACTGTAACTATGGCATCAAAGCAGGGTATTGAGGCAATCATTCAACCTGGTGGAAGTTTGAAAGATCAAGATTCTATTGATGCTTGTAATGAAAATGGTATGACTATGATCTTTACTGGTAAACGACACTTCTTACATTAACACTTAAAGGACCCTAAATTATTATAGGGTCCTTTTTTTATATGGAATTAGATGATCAATTAGAATTGGGACATCTTCTATTAGAGAATAGAAAGTGTAGGGTTTGTGGTAAGGAAAAGAATCTTATAGATGGTTATTATAGAACGCGCAAGAATGTTAAACTCCAGTCTTCTTATTCTTATGAGTGTAAAGAATGTACTGTAAAAAGAATATGTAAAAGTAGAAAGAAGGGTATTCTTTTTAGTGAATATAATATGATGGTTGTGAAGCAAAACAATCAGTGTGCTATCTGTAAGACCCTACAAGCAGGGGGAAGGCATAATTCCTTTATGGTAGATCGTAATAAAGATACGGGGGAGGTGAGAGGTCTTCTATGTAAGTCTTGCAATTCGGCACTGGCAAGTGTGGGTGATAATATACATACACTTAAGAATATGATTGAATATCTTAACGATGGCAGTTGAAACTTGGGCACAAGTAAGAACATATATGGATCATTCATGGGATGTTCCAGATGATCACTTTACTGATGATGTATTATGTCATTGGAAGTGTTTAATAACTTGTCTTACAGATGATGAAAGGTTTTTTATTCGGACCAGAGGTAGTTGGACACCATCACTTGAAGAAGAAGATTATATAATTCCTAGTGGTGGGTTTGGTTTTAAAGGTTGGAATCCTAAGTGTATTCCAACCATTTATTATATCAACTGGAAGATAGAACAAGAAAGAATGGTTAGAGAACGTGGAACAACACCTAAATTTGTAGAGAAGAAAACTTCCTCAGATTTGAGAAGAGAAGAAGGTGAAAGAAAAAGAAGAGAAGGTATTAAGTACTTCTAAATAAGGAAACGCTATATTACTATGGACCCTGACGATATTAGTTTGAATAATACTTCTCAGATGTTTGAGTATGAGAGGATGTCAAGAGAGATTGGAGAGTGTAATGATGTAGAAAAATTGAAACAAATGGTTAGGTATATTGTTAAGTTGGAAATGAAAACGCGGGAAGTTTATAGTATGTTATTAAAAGATTTAGTAACAGCAGAGTATTCATATTCTGATGTACTTGGTTTAGACGATTCTACAGGTGATGTAAAGTCATGAGTAAGAAAGATAAGATTGATACACAAGGAATGACCGGACCTACTAAAGCTTCTGGGTTGATGTTCACAAAACCTGGTAAGAATCCTGAAGAAGCAGGAGAAATGCCAGTGGTAAGGCATAGAATGCTTCCTAAGAATGATAGTTTGTATATGGAATTAAAAGAACTTATCAATGAGGTTCTTGACGAAAGAGAAGCGAGGAGTTATAGTAATAGCACAGTCGATTCTGTGTATTATGACAATCTATAATGATTGTAAAATTATAATTAACCTCAATCAATTAGTTAGGGATAGACCTTGTGGTCGTGACTTGGATGATGAGCATGTAGACCAAGTATCAAATGATCTTAGGCGTCGTATGACCTTTGATTCCTTATTTGAGCAAGTAGATTGTGCTATTTGGGATTATTGTGATGAAGTTGGTATTGATCTGAAGGAAAGTCAAGGTTCGGGATTTGGGTTTCAAATTACAGAGGAAAAGTAAAGGATGAATCGAATTCTACAAGGAAAAGTAAAGACTGTTTATGATACTAATGATGCCAAGAAGGTACTCATTAAGTATGAAGATAGAGTCACTGCTTTTGATGGTGAGATGATAGAGTATCCTAAAGATAAGGGTGCTACCTGTTGCTTAATCTCTGCGCTATTGTTTGAGAAGTTGGAGAATCGTGGTATTAAAACACATTACCTTGAGTTGCCATCTTTTAATACGATGTTATGTAGGAAGGTAACTATTATTCCTGTAGAAGTTATTTGTAGAAACTTTGCTGCAGGATCTATTGTTAGGAATACTGATGGTCTTACTGAAGGAATGCCTATCCAGCCTCCTATCATTGAGTTCTTTCTTAAGAATGATAGTAAAGGAGATCCACTTCTTACTGCTGATAGAGTAAGGTTAATGGGATATGACCCCCAACCACTTTATAAAAAAGCAATGGAGATTAATGGGTTCCTTCAATCCTTGTTTACTCTTATCGGGATAGACCTTATTGACTTTAAGTTGGAGTTTGGATATGATGCCCATGGAGATTTGTATTTGTCAGATGAATTATCCCCAGATAACATGAGGTTATGGAAGAAAGGAACCCAAGAAAGATTTGATAAGGATTTGTTTAGAAAGCATGAAGGTGATATTGTGACAGCATATAAGTACATTTTACAACAACTAAAACAATTTGCTTAATATATAAGAAGTATTATGATTGAAAATTCGGAAATGAAAATCTTTTTAGATACTGCTGAGACGGATGTTATTCGTAAACATTTTTCAACAGGATTGATTGATGGTGTAACAACCAACCCAACTCTTATTAGAAAGAGTGGTAGAAATCCTGAGGAAGTATATCAGGAGATTAAGGACATTGGCGTCCAAGATATTAGTATGGAAGTCATTGGAGACAAACTTAATATGATCTCTGAAGGTAAGAGATTGTTTAAGAAGTTTGGTAAGGTTGCTACGATTAAAGTTCCTTGCACAAGAGATGGTCTTGCTGCATGTAGAGAACTTAATAAGGAACATATTAATGTTAATGTAACTCTTATCTTTAATGCAGCACAAGCAATTCTTTCTGCCAAAGCAGGAGCAAAATATGTTTCTCCTTTTGTTGGAAGGCTTGACGATAATTCGATTGCTGGATTAGAAGTTGTTCGTTCTATTGCTGATCTTTATAGTAGGCAAGGAGTAAAGGAGACTCAAATTCTTGCTGCTTCTATTAGGGATGTTCATAGAGTAACAAGATCATTTTATAATGGAGCACATCTTGTAACAATGCCACCGGATGTATTTGCAAAAATGTATAACCATGTTCTTACTGATAAAGGATTGGATATTTTTGACAAAGATTGGGATCAGGTAATCAAATGATAGGAAATTTAGAACCAGAAGAAAAAGTAATGACCACTTCAAATAAGAATTTTGCAGTTTATTCAAGACAAGGTTGTCCTTATTGTGTTAAAGTTATTCAGGTTTTGCAATTAGCAGAGCTTAAGCATGTAATTTACGAACTCAATAGAGATTTTAATCGCAATAGTTTCTATGAACAGTTTGGTGAAGGTTCTACTTTCCCCCAGGTGGTCATGAATGACCGGAATCTAGGTGGATGTACTGAAACCGTTCAATACTTAAAGGAGAATAATTTGGTCTAATGAAAGACGATTTTGATACCGTTTATGATATGATTGAACATGCTATTGAGTATGCTTTTGAAGGAAAAATGCAACTTAAGTTTTATGAGTATTTAAAATACCGTAAGACTACTAAGGCAGAAGTGGATTCTTTTATTGAGAGTTCTACTGCTCATGAATTGAGTGATGTTGTATTGGAACTTGAGGAGTATATTAAAGGTGGGAAAGATAATGAACACCAACAATTGCGTGAAGCATATCATCATATTCCTAAACCACAAGCAAGGAAAATAAAAAATTATTTGTATAGCATCCTTGAAGATGCTTGGAGATACAGTCGTGATAGAAGACCTGGAAGAAGAAAAAAGCAATCTAAATAATGAAGAACCCCAAATTAATAGAGGGGTTGAGTTATTATTAAGAAATAGGAGAAAAAGTCTAGACCAGCCTAAGACCTTCCAGATAAAATTTGGGAATATGATTGCCTTCTTTAGAAGAGAAATTGTTTTTCACTTTAATTTTTATTTGGACATAAGAAAAAAATAATCTCCAGGAGAATGCAATGGAAACTTTAGCAGTAACTTTGACTCTTACAACAGTAATGACATTTCTTGCACTTTTGATAGGAGGTATGGTAGGATGGTTAGCAAGACAGCATCATTTGGAGCAGCAGTATGTTGCTTACACGCATCCTGAGATGTTTGATGAAAATGGAAATGTAATTCCAGATGAAATTTTAGCAGTACGATTTGAAAACGATTATGACAGCAGCGAAGACGACGAAGACTAATCTTCCACCCAACCCATTTATTCATGAGGTTCTTGAGTTAGTAAGTAAGCAGAGATCAAAAGCAAAGAGGGTAGAAATTCTTAAAGAATATCAAAGTGATGCTCTAAAGGCTATTCTTATTTGGAACTTTGATGATACAGTTATTTCTGTGGTTCCTGAGGGAGTGGTTCCTTACAATCCAAATGAAGTTCCTATTGGTACAGACCATACTTCTTTGAGGAGAGAGTGGAAAAATCTATATCATTTTGTTCATGGAGGTAATCCTAAACTGACTCCTCTCCGTAGGGAAACGATGTTTATTCAGATGTTGGAAGGACTTCATCCAGATGAAGCAGAAGTTTTATGTCTAGTAAAGGATAAGAACTTAGGATCTAAGTATAAAGTTACCCGCGAGATTGTTAGTGAAGCATTTCCAGATATTCAATGGGGTGGTCGTTCATGAGTGAAGAAGTTGAAACCGTAGAGGAAACGAAAGAAGAGTCACGGTTTGATTGTTATTCTTATTCCTCACAAGTATTGCTAGAAAATACTACACTTGAAAAAGCAAATGATAAAAGTTTTCCTAGTGATACCTTTCTTGTCTGGTATAATGTAGATGGTAAAGAGATTCTAGATGTAGCAAGGTCTTCTAAGCAAGTAAATCTTTTTGATATGTATTATGATAAGTATAAGAAAGATTTAAAGAGGATTGAATGGGGATATGGTACAGTCAATCCCACTAATTGGGGATATAAACAACCTGATAGAAAGAAGAAAAGAAAATGAATGATGACCTTAAGGATCAAATAAATGATATCATAAGAGATGAAATTCAGGATGTTATTAATGATTATGTTGATACTGTAGAGGATCTAGAGAAAGAAAATGGTGGAGGGTTTGGTAAAGATGAGTTGAAGATTAACATTCCCAAAGATGAGGTGGATAAACTTATCAAAGAGTATAAGAAGATTAAAAAGCGTGAGAAGTCTAACCTCCATCAGGTGAAGAAGATGGGGTTGGTTGATAAGTTTGGAAATCCATTGAAATGACAAAGAAGAAACCAGCAAAAAAAGTTAAAACTATTAATGGCATTAGCGTTATTTTATTGCGTGGTGCATTGGGAGAATGGTATAGGAGGGATTGGTCAGAAGAACATTTAAAAGAATGGGATGATTACCATAAGGAGGAGAAATGAGGATTGGCGTCATGTGTTCTGGCAATGGAACCAACTTTGAAAACATAGTTCGTACTTGCAGGGATGATGAAGTTGTGTTGATGATACACAACAAAAGAGAATGTGGTGCTAAAAAAAGAGCAATTAAATTGGGTATTCCCCATGTGCATATTAAAAGTGCAGATGAGAATGAGATTATTAAATTGTTCCAAGCATGGCGTGTAGATCTTATTGTTCTTGCAGGATGGATGAGGATTGTATCACCAAAGTTGATTGATGCATTCCCTAATAGGATTATAAATATTCATCCATCATTACTCCCAAAACATAAAGGATTGAATGCTGTTCAACAGGCACTTGATGCTGGAGATGTAGTTAGTGGGTGTACTGTTCATTATGTGACAGAGGAACTTGATTCTGGTGATATTATATGTCAAGGAGAAGTTCCAATCCTTCCAGATGATACTGTAGAAACATTAACCAAAGAGATTCAAAGAAAAGAATACTCTATTTTACCGTTAGCAATAGAAAATGTTAAGCACAAATCAGAGATTAAAGTTAACTAATATTTGTTGTCGTATTAAACTTGGTCGTGATGTAAGTTTAACGGAAAGAATCTGGGTATATAAAATAACCAGAGCCAATAAACATGCAGCAGGTATAGCAGAGAGGTTGCAATGAGAATGTCTGAGGAAGAAAAGATTGAAGACAGACTTAAAGAAAAGCAAAAAAGGAAAGCCTTTAAAGAAGAATGTGCTGCTATTCGATATGATACTAGGATAAATGGCGTAATGTTTTGGGATGCAAAGGGTATTGGAAGGATAGTCAAGGGAAAGAAAATATATAAAGATAGAATTTAATATTTTTTTTAGGATCTATTTGACTAAATAGAGTTATCTGTGTTATAATTAGCACATACGTTCAACCCCATTGAGGGGTCGCAAGTAAGTCGCGGAACGGAGCGTTCATCCCATGCTAAATTTGATTCTGGCATCTGTCCTCACCTGTAGTGCTTCTCAAGAACTCGTAGGGAACTTGAGGAATAATACTAATGAAGAATTATCTTCTGATTATAAGTCAGAAATTATGGAAGTTCTTAAGGACTATACAGAGAAAGATTGCTGGGACGCAAACGACTAAAGGAACGGACCTTAAAATCCAATTACTTTAGGAGTAAAATCATGGCAAAAGTCAACTATCGTGGTGTCGAGTATGACACTGAAGAGTATCGCAAGATGCTTATTGAGGAGCACAGCAACAAAAGAAATCGTGATTTAATTTATCGCGGTCTCAAGGTTACCAAAAAGGTTCCTGCTGCTGCTTAGTAGACAATCTTACTTTGCATATACGCTTAAGAGAGGATCTGCTTGACAGGTCCTCTTTTTTTGTACTATAATTATAGGGAAAGAGGATTGTATGGACAAGGAAAAACTAAAACTTATTGTTAAAAATCTTAAGTCATTAGTTGATTGCTTAGAATCTGAAGTGTATTCTGATGTTGATTCTTATAAGTATGAGAATTATAAGCAGTTAGTTCCAGAGATGGATGACTATGATGAAGTATTTGTATCAGATGACGACGGATATCCAGATTAACTATGAAACCAGAAATTAAATTAGTAAGTGCTACTCCTGATGCTGAGAAGCACATGGGATATGTTGCTCGCGTTAGCAACCCCAAGAACCAGGACAATGATAAGTTTGCGGGTCTATTGAAGTATTGTATTAAACACGGGCACTGGAGCGTCTTTGAGCAGGCATTCATGACCGTTGAGATCAATACTACCAGAGGGCTTGCCGCACAGATTTTAAGGCATCGTTCATTTACCTTCCAGGAGTTTTCCCAGAGGTATGCTGATAGTACTATTCTATCTGAGAGTATTCCTCTTCCTGAACTTCGTCGTCAGGATGAAAAGAATCGTCAGAATAGTATTGATGATGTTGATCCATACATTCAGCAGAAGTATCAGATTCTAATGCAGAGTCATTTTGATAAGTCTGTTGAGTTGTATAAGGAGATGCTTGAGAATGGTATTGCAAAGGAGTGTGCTAGGTTTGTGCTTCCTCTTGCTACACCTACAAGACTTTATATGACTGGTAGTGTGAGATCCTGGATTCATTATATTGATTTGAGGTCTGCTCACGGGACACAGAAAGAGCATATGGATGTTGCAGAAGAAATTCGCTGTATCTTTGGATGTCAGTTCCCTACAGTTGCTGAAGCACTGGGTTGGGAACGTCATAAGGATTGTTATGATTGTGACGACGCACCTTCAATCACTATTGAATAAATACAACTACCTATTATAGATAAAATGCCTACATATCCAGTGAAACATAAAGAGAGTGGAGAGACTAAAGAACTCTCCATGACTATGAGAGAATATTGTGTTTGGAAAGATGAGAATCCTGATTGGGATAAAGATTGGATGGCAGGAGTTGCTGGCATCGGAGAAGTTGGGGAAGTGTATGATAAGTTAATCAAATCACATCCAGGATGGAATGATGTTCTCCATAAAGCATCTAAAGCTCCAGGATCTAGAGTAAAACCAATCTAATTTTATGCCAAGAAAGAAAAAGACAGATCAACCAATAGGTGTTGGGTTAACAGTTAAGCAGATGAAGAGGAAAAAACCAATTAATTCTGATATGTTGAGAGATATTGAACCTCTCACAGAAAATCAGCAAGTTTTATTTAATGCTTATGCAGAAGATAAAAATCTTGTAGCGTATGGGTGTGCAGGTACGGGTAAGACATTTATTACACTTTATAATGCACTTAAAGATGTATTGGATGAAACAACTCCTTACGAAAAGATTTATATTGTTAGGTCTCTTGTTGCTACCAGGGAAATTGGCTTTCTTCCTGGTGATCATGAAGATAAGTCCACACTTTATCAATTACCTTACAAGGCTATGGTAAAGTATATGTTCCAAATGCCTACTGAGGCAGACTTTGGAATGTTGTATGGTAATCTAAAAGCACAGGATACTATTGACTTTTGGAGCACCTCATTTATCAGAGGAACAACTTTTGATAAGGCAATTATTATAGTTGATGAATTTCAAAACTTGAATTATCATGAACTTGATAGTATAATGACAAGAGTTGGTCAGGAATCTAAGATTATGTTCTGTGGAGATGCTTCTCAGTCTGATCTTGTCAAAACCAATGAAAGAAATGGTATCATGGATTTTATGAGGATTTTGCGTCTTATGCCATCCGTTGATATTATTGAATTTGGAGTGGAAGATATTGTACGCTCTGGATTAGTCAAAGAATATCTTATTTCTAAATTGGAACTTGGTTTATGACCCTTATTCATCATAATTTCTTAGGTGATATTGAACTTAAAAATAAAGACACACCCGGTTGCCGACTATATGAACTCCCTGATGGCAATTGGGTTCCTTCGATCACTTCAGTTACTAGCTTTTATAATAGGGATATTTTCATTAAGTGGAGAAAGAGAGTTGGTATTGATGAGGCAAACCGCATTACGAAGAAAGCAACCTCGCGTGGTACTGATTTCCATGAAGCGACGGAAGCATATTTAAAGGGTAAAGACATTGATTGGGATGAGTTTAAACCTCTTACCAAAATTATGTTTTATCATGCTAAACCATATTTGGATAAAATAGACAATATCCATGCTATTGAAAGAACTTTGTATTCTGAATATTTGGGTCTTGCAGGCAGAGTTGACTGTATAGCAGAATATGAGGGAGAGTTGGCAGTAATAGACTTTAAGACATCTGAAAAAATTAAGCCTGAAGCGTGGTTGGAGAACTATTTTGTTCAGGAGACTTTTTATGCTGCTGCTTATTATGAACTGACCAAAATTCCCGTTAAGAAACTTATTACTATCATGGTAACACCTGGTGGTGAGGTAAAGGTATTTGACAAAAGGAACAAAGGGGATTATATTAAGTTATTAGTAAGATATATTAAAGAATTTGTATCTAACCACACTGGGTCAGAAAGTAATGTCTAAAGATGAACTAGAAAAGGTAATGGCGAGCAAGTTCTTTTGTCCTGCTCGTTTTGCACAAGAAATAGAATCTCTTGTTCAAATAAATGCCGAAATGAATTATATTGATGCTATTATTCACTTTTGTGATAAGAATAGTATTGATGTCGAGTCTGTTCCTAAACTTATATCTAAACCATTGAAGGAGAAGATTAAGTATGAGGCACAGGAGTTAAACTTTTTAAAGCGCACATCCCGTGCAAAACTTCCTATCTGAGGGGAAATTCGACTTTTTATTCCAAAAAAGTCGAAAAAAATACTCAGCAATTTTTTTGCCCTATTACTTTTTTTGAAATGAAAGATGTTCTTGGTATGAAGAGATTGAAGGGAGGATGTCCTGTTTTGGAGTTTGATATTCCTAAGCCTATTATGGGCGAAATTAGGAAATGGGTAGAATATAGTAAAAGGACAAAAAACCATCCATTAGCAGAATTGAAAGCTCATGAGAATGTTGGGTATCTGTCTATGGATGGAAAAAAGCATAATTCATATCAGTGCTCTATTCCTCCTGCTATGATAGAAGAGTCATATTGGTTAGCATGGGTATTGCGGTTAACTGCAAAATATTGGGGAATGGGTGAAGGTCATCGTGAATTTTCTTTGAGGAAATGGAACGGGCATTTTGATTCCTATGATATTTGGACCAATTTTGCATATAAAGGAGATGATAATCCTACACATAACCATGCAGGATTTCTTTCAGGGGTGATATATTATCAGAATCATAAGCATCCTACGATATTTGATGAATACGATATATCATATGAAGGAAAGGATGGGACAATGGTTCTTTTTCCTTCCAGTACTTTACATCATGTAGAACAACAAACTGCTAATAAGGAAAGAATTACACTTGCTTTCAATATCATAAAAGGACAATGATGGCTCCTGATGCCTATAGAACTTATCTTGCTCTAAAGAACCATTTTACCAAGGAAAAATATGATTATCATAAGTATCGTGGTAAGGTTAGAGCAACTAATGCAGCTTTTTATAAGAGAAAAGACAGATTTTGGTTTGAGAAGTTTGCAAGACAAAAGAACGATAAAGAGGTAGAAGAGTTTTTTGTCTCTAATTTTGTACATACCACTGATCCAGGAACTATGTGGATTGGTGAAATGATCAAAGAAGGTGAAGATCGTTATATTGATTGGAAAAAGAAAATTCAGTCACTTTCTTATGTTTTTAAGGAAGAGGTAACTACTCTATTTGATGCTCAGTATTTGGATAGTGTATTTGATTGCTCTAAAGGGCATCCTCCTATCTTAAAGAGTTATTTGGGGGGAAATATTTCACTTGAAACTATGGTAATATGTGATAAGATATTGGGGTATAGGGAGAACTTTGATAAGAAACTGAATGACCCTGTGTGGGAAACCGTCAGTATAAAAATCAAAAAGTATTCGCCCTTTCTAAATATAGACGTACCGAATTATAAAAAAATTCTACAAAAAGTTATCCTATGAGCGAATTTTTTCAATCAGAAGTTGTCCGTGCAGAGATGGCTGAAATTAGTGAACTTCAAGATGAAGTCTATAATAATGTATTTAAATTTCCATCAATGGCAAAAGGTGATCAGCAGTATCATGTTGATCTTCTTGAGAGACTTATTGAAAAACAAAGGGTTCTTTATACTCGTTTGAGTTTATCTGATGACCCTGAAGCAAAAAAATTGAAGGAAACCATCACTCAGTCTGCTGTAGAGATGGGTCTTCCTAGAGATGTTGATATGAATGTTATCTTTGGAAATATGTCTCAAGCCATAGATCTCATGAAACAGCATATTGACAAAGATTGATCTGAAGTGTAGAATAACAAGGTACACACAAGCCAAATCTCAAAAAATCCGAGGTAATCTAATGTCTTTTTCAGACTTAAAGAAGCAATCTTCTCTTGG